GCGATAAGCTAAATTTTCATAATCAGCTTGAGTAACTGCTCGATTTTGAGTTGGAAAAGTATCAAAAATGCGTCTCTTGAGTTCAGCATTAGAAATATTGTTTATGTTACCAACAATAGGTGTTTCGTTAGATACTTCTAGTGATCCACGTATCTCATTTAATAAAGAATTCGATAAAGAGGTAATATCTGCATACTCTAAATTTGCAGATCGAATAGTGTTTACACCACCTACTGCTACATTTGAATTAAAAGGATTTTGGGTTCGATAAGCAATTAACAAAGTGGTGTCAGAGGGCACAATTCCAAAATTATTATTTTTACTAATTCTTGTAGGATCAAAAGTAGTATCAGTCACGTAGGATTTTCCAAAAATATTCATGGCAACTGATTGTGGATTGGCAATAACATTAGAAGAGCCTTCTTCTCCTGAACCAAATTGTAAAAATACGCCATTTCGTTCACGGACAACTACAAATTTTCTTGATACCAACAAAGGTTTTAAAACCGAAGGAACATTGTCGTTTTGAAAATTATCATTTTTTAATTCTTTAAAAATCATATCTTGTGCAAGATAATCTACTTCAAAGTATTCGTTTCCTTCGCTATCGAATACTGAAATAACCTCTACTAAGTTTGGATCATTTATTTTAATCTTGTTAAAACGTTGATAAGAACCGACCTCAACCTTTTTTACACCATATTGCCCAGAAACTACATTTCCATAAGCTTTAATAGCATAATATGTCGGGGCGCCGGTAGCGGTATCAACACGAGCAGCAATAACAGGATTTTTAGGATCATTAAAATCTACATTTTCTGTCAAAACAAAACTATTACCAGTAGCAGAGCCAAATGATGTGCCGCGGCCTAAAAGAGGGATATAGTTTTCATCAGGACCTAGGCCGGTTGAAGACGCCGGAATCATAACATATATTGCTACTTTACCATAGGTAGATGGCCGGCCTGTGTCTTTATAACCTAAAATTCGACCATGTCGAAGAATGTTGTTTCTCTCAAACGAAGTATCAAGAAACGACTCATTTACATTATAATCTAAATATAAAGAAAGCTGATCACCAACATAAGCTACAGCATCTACCATCATGGCGCCGAAAGATGATTCACTAAAATCTTGAAACTGTTCGGGGTAATAACGCTGCACTAAATCTAGCAAATCACTTCGTATTTCCGTAAACTCACGATTTAGGTATTTAATTGGTGCGATTTTCTTAGTGCTATCTGGCATGTGTGATTCCTTCTATTAAATAGTAAATTCAAGTATATCTTGTGTTCCTAATTCTTGAATTGAATAAGATATTTGTATTGAGAGAGCGGCACCCCCCATGTTTACTGAAGTAACTAAGATTTGATCAATCGTTACAAGGGGCAAATATCGACTTACTTGATCGGTGATTCTGGTGCGCACTTGATCTTCTGTGACTGAGTGGTAATTTTCAAATAAATATCTTTTTAAACCTACACCGTAGTCAGGAACCATAACACGCTCGCCTGGGTTGGTTAGTAAAAGCATTTTAAAATTCTGCTTAATAGTACCTCTAATGGTCTTTAGCATGGTGAATCCATCACCAGAATCAACCATAATCGGGACTTTAACTCCAAAAGCAGACATTTTTAAACCTCTATATAAATATTCACTAAATTATTTCTTGCACTTGTTTCCGTTAGCATCAAATGGATTTGATCGGATTCTGCGTCGTTTCCACCACGGCACAATATCCAATGCTGGACTTGGAAACAAAGCGGCCTTTAAGTTTTTAACCATTCTAGCGCCGGGATCAAACTTACTAAAGCCTGTTTTGGGATCAAAATTTCTTGAGAAATAATAATTTTTAAATATTTTTTTCAAACGTGCTTTGGAATTATTTAATAAAACCTTATCCCACTCATCCCAAGTAACTGTAAAAAGACCAAAAATAGCGCTGTCTCTTCTATCATAATAATTAGCCCAACCTTCACTAGAGTCAGAGTAATCAGGCGTATAATCACCACTGTCAGCATTGGGGAATGAAACTTTGGCGCCGGGAATTTGAGCGGCTGTAACGGATATATTCATCCCACTCTCGGAAAAATCTAATGTAGCTGATTGATCTTTTTTAAAAGTTCTTTCGATCATGTTTAGAGACCATCGTGGCTTGCCAACGCCAGGTGCAACTGTTGTTTCTCCAATAGATGCAAGAAATCCAAGATCTGTGTAAATGGTTAATGTTGATAGTGTTTTGGTTACAGGAAACAAATATTCGTAGCACAACCTAAATCTATCATCCTCAACTAGATGATTTATAAGACAGAACAATAATTCACTATTAGCATCTAGATTTTTAAACTCAGAAATTGGTAAATCCAACGCGTCAATTTCCACAGTACTCATCGTATGTCGACTTCCATTAATTATCACAGAAAAACGAAGGCCATATCTTACTCCCATTTCTCCAGTGATTCCTACCTGGCGTTCTTCACCGGTTTCTTCATTAATTTCCATTACAGCTTCCATAGTTCCGGGATATACATCTGACAAATTTAAAGAAGCATCATTTTGTGTTCTAATTATATCTGTAGCATCTGATGGCGTTTTTTTGTTGCCATTAATAGAGATATATTTTTCAATTTGAAATGGCTTTTCTGTGTTTGTTGCGTAACTTGAAACCCCGTACTCCTCTATATCTCCGATAGGAACAACAATCTTGTTCGCTATAGGCTTCAATGTGCCGTGTGACGTATCCGAGTGGTACTCGCCGATCATATAAACTAAATCACCTGCGTCGTCTTCATGGACATGGTAATATCCTGTATACATATCGCCAGTAGATGGGTCCGAAAATTCATCTCCCGCAGTATACAACGCTGATCCGCTGGTCGGGAGGTCAGAGTACTCCTTTGTTATTTCTTTATGTAAATCTAAATCAAGGCCTCCTTGGGTCAAATTTGTTAATACATAATATCCCATATTTGTATATTCAGGAGAACGATTTTGAGTTTTTAAATTTTCTACAAAACGGGTACCCATTTCATTCAACTCTATCATCACCAATTCTTTAAGAATTAATTTAGCATCTTCTTCTGTGGCTTGGACAGCTTCATAGTTTTTTTCCTCTCTGAAACCTTCTAATGTTTGAAGAAGTGGGATCTGGAAAGATAATTTAAGATCCCAAAAAAGTTTTGTGTCGGGATATTGATAATCTTCAGTCATATTATTAAGGCGCGTTGCTGCGGCAACAACTGATTTTGGTGGCCTTTTAATAGCGCCGGATTTTACAAGATAATTGTAGTATTGAACTGACTGTTCTAAAAATGAATACCAAAATTCTTCATCTTTAAAAGGATTAAAAAATTCAAAAAGTCCATTTTGAGCATCTTTTAGTGATTGTTCCATATTTTCTACAATATACTGTGCGTATATTGAGCTATAACTTTGAGGAAATTTAGGGTAAAATTTAGTAAAAACTGCTTGAGATTTTAGAAAATGAACGGTGGCGTACATTCGACAGGCTGCTTTAATAACACCGTGAATTCCAGCAGTAGAAGCTCTCTCAAGAATGCGATTATAGGGCAATTCTAGCACACAATCTTTTGGTGCAGACAATCTCTCATCAAAAGGCATTGATTGATAGCTAGTAGACATGGTTTCTTCGATATCATCAAAGTTAACCATATCTTCTTTAGATGGCTTACAGGGACTAACTTCAGGAAAAAGCACCTCGGCCATACCCAACCATCCTTCATTTTGAAGTGGCTTCACGTATATTGGCGGAGAAGTGTACTTACCACCGTATGTTGTAGGATCAAGATAAAAAACACGAACATTTTCAGGATTATCTTTGTTTTCATATTGATTGCGACTTACTCCTAACACACAATTTTGATTTGTTAACTTCTCTCCGTTTATGGTTGCATCTGCATAAAGAGTGCCTCCAGGACTATCTGTTTGCCCATCATCAACTACATAATCTGCATCTGACGATGTGAGAGAATCGAATTTTGCCCCAAAGGCCCACGCATCTGAATTATTTACAATTTCAGTTCTTAATGTTGAAAAAAGATTACTCATAACTGTATCGTGAAAAGTTTTTAAAGATTCTTTGCCTGGGCTTGACCTTTGTTTTTCTAATATTTCATCTAACAAAACAATTTGAGGACTGTATTGTGATTCCGACTCAAAACATGCCGCAAAGTTAGGATATTCATCAATATTTTCTGTAATTGACATCAACGTATCATCTACCGATAGGAACTCAAAAAGTTGATCTTCTATAACTGCGTCTCCGGGGCCTGGTAATGAATTTATCCCATCATCGCCCTGAAAGGCCATCATGTCTCCAGCGTATGTGGAACCTGTCCAGGTGTCATTTATAAGCTCTACAATTCTCACTCTTGCTGTATCGGCTGGGAGAGTCGGAGTTCCAACGTTGGAATATAATTGTGTTGTAGTGTCATATTCCGTGTCTGAAAGGTATAATTCGCAATTATACCCAACGCTAAATTTACCTTCGTATGAAGTAACCATACCAGGGCCAGAAGCGCGGCCGCCGAAGTTGTCTCTAAATTTTAAAGTAATATCGGGATTTTGCTTTCGAGCTTTTCGATTGATAACAAGCCATGGCTCACTGTTTACATATTTTGTCCAATAATTTATGTTATAGCCATGATCTGGTAGTCCTAAAAGATTAACATCTCTGCCATAAAGTCCTTCAAAACCTAAATTAGAATATGATGAGCTAACTGGATAATCGGGCTCTGTGGCGTTGCTGCTCGCAAAGTTAATTTCCATCGAATTCATTTGATCTCTCAACCACTCAGCAACACTGGTAGGGTAGTTGTGAAACTGTTTATCTGTAGGTGAAGGATCGGAGGCAAACCACATCCATGGTAAGAATATCAATTTTGGATTCTCTGCAATTGCTAAACTTTCCATTTCTTCAGGCATCGTAGAGTCGGTGATAAAGTCAACTTTAGCAGGAGAATTAGAAACTAAACGATTATGCGTACTAAGGGCGCGCCCCATAGTATCAGACAAGATCATATTCAACATTCCCCAATCTCCCCAAAAAGGACCGTTGCCGAGCATGTCTTTAGCAAAATCTACTTTAAGCTGTTTTAATTGACCGGTCATTGCGGCGGCGGTGGCGATTTGTTGATTTTCACTTTCGAAAGGGAACACTCCATTATCACATCCGGGATCTGAGAAAAGAGGTGGTGTTTGCGGGGTACTAAGTAAATCTTCCAAGTCTTCTGGGCTTGTATTATTATCTTCACACATTTCGCGGGCTTGACTTTCAGTTGCGCGACCCTCAAGAAGTGCAATTCTAAGATTGCAATAATCCTCTAGATCATCTGGGGTAGCACATAAGGTAGGGTTTGCAGGAAGCATATCATTAGGAGGAAGCTCATTTAAGAAATCTTTAATATCTTGTCGAGCTTGTGCGGGAAATAAATTACCTATATTTTTATAAAAATCACGAATAGCTTGACGATTTGGAAGACCTTCTCGGAACTGTGGATATTCATATTCAATTAAATTATCTATGATTCGAACTGAATCTTCTGACATTTCATCAACACATGCAGAAAAAAGTTCTCTACGAGTTAATGCAGAAGACTGAGTATCTATAAAGTCAGAAACAGTGTTTTCATCAGATAGTGCTGCAGCACCGGGGCCCAGGGTAGCAAATAATTCATCTATTGTAGCTTGGACTTGTCCGTCATCTGCATCTTCTCCACAAATTGCGTTTCGAACCATGTCATACATATCAGAAGCATTATCGGCTGTTACTAAGGCTGCAGCGGTTGTACCGAGGCCTTTGAACGCGGCACAGTTTTGATCTCCTATGGTTTTACACAATTTTTGTATTGTAGTTTGTATTAGTGCTATTAATATTTGTTGAGCGGCAAAAGTTGCAGCATCCAGCGCGATTGATCCCCAATCTTTCCATGGAAACAGCCAATCACCTAACGAATTTGTAAACTGGGGCAGGGCCACATCTTCTTTATCTTTACAAAAACTGGGGTCTAACTTGCTTTGCATAAACTCTAAAGCATTAGGTTCTATTAAGGCGGGCCTTGGGCAATTTGGATTTAGAAAAGCGCTTGTAATCAATTGAGGGCCAGGAAACTGATCCAACAATGGAACCACATAGTCTAATAAACTATCCTGCATTACCTCGATGAGTGATGTAGCATAAAGCCCCAATAGGGTATTTTTATCAAAGGCGGTGTCTGCTTGTGAGGAAATATCAAATTGTTGTAGTAATGTTCTTCGATCATTCGTTGAAGCTGTCTTAATAGGGTCTTCGCCCGTGCCGTCATCGGGTTGGGCGCGTTCGGCCACAATAACAGCTTCATTGTTCCATGGTTGGGGAACTCCATTTTCTATAACTGCACTTATCTGATCTACGCCTGCTCCGGGTACTTCTCCAGCTTGTAGTTGCTGCACAATTTTCTGTTCAATTTCAGCTTGCTTATCAGCAGGAAGTCCAACCAAAAGTTGACCAAAATTCTCTAGACTCATTGATTTGATAGCCATCTTAACAGTGGTAGCTAAAAACTGCTCAAATGTCATTGACCCCAATAAACAACTAATGGCCTCACTTCTCATATCATTAAGACCACACAGCTTAATGTCTCCGATAGCCTGACTCCACACCTCATTTAAGAAATCTGGATCACCACCAAAAATATTTCCTGCACCGGTACCAGCACATAAAGAAAGGAAAGGTTGATCTTCATCTGCTAGCTCTTGAAAAGCTTGCTCGACTGCATAAGCCTTAATGTCAACTTCTTCTTTTTTTGAAGGATCATATATTAGACCAAGCTTTGCATCTAAGTCTAGCTTTTCTTCATTAGTGGCTAAACACATATTTTGAACATATCGGTAAGCTGCAGCATCAGCAATACTAAACGATTTATCTAAAATATCAACACCTAATTGTTTAAATTCGTTCTGCAGTGCATTAACTACACAACTTCCAATATCTGATTCAGTAGTTTCTGGCCAGTTTTTTCTTTCTTCGGCTGGCGGGTATGTATATTTGGTAACAAAGTCTGACCATGATGGTGGCTTTCGAGCACGGATCGCGTCACTCATCTCGTTTAGGTGAGCAAAGTACGCCATAGCGGTGGGATCTTTAAAAACTTGTGTGTTGCGCAAGGGATCCAGCCTGCGACCTTTATAAACGAGAGGCTTATCTCCGCAACCACGGGCATAAATTTCCATTTTGTGTAATTTATATTTTGGATCAAAAATAAACGTAATTTTGTCAACGCGCTTGTTAAAAGAGAAATAATCATTGGCGGCCAATCCAGTAAATATATTATATCCTCTGTCGTTTAAGAAATTATCTGTATTTTTTAATGCGCCGAGAAGGTAGTCTTCTCCTCCGAGCATTGATCCATATCTTTCCATTTTATCAATAGAATATAATTTTCCAGAATCACTAAAAACAATACTAGTTTGATTTACAAAGCTGGCCACCCTATAATGCCTAGCAAAAAGCCACATTGTTGCTTGAACAATTCGAATGTTTCCATACATTTTATTTGTATTATAAGTAACAACAATAGGTTCGCCTTCAATTTGTTCGTCTTCCTCATCATCCTGTTCGGGGTCTTCTTTTGCTGGAAGTGGAGCAAAGTCTTCGTAAGGAACTGAATATAATAATTTTAAACGCGCGGCTGGCGCCACATCCAAATCATAAGTTTGATATTGTATGTTATCTAAGATTATATTTCGTGATTCCGTGCTGTCTTCTTTCTCATAAACCAGCAACCACGCAACAACAGCTTCATCTTGGTACGATTTATAAAGCGCTTGCATGTATTCTTCTTCTGATTGTGTAGCATCCCAATCAAGATCGCGAGTAGAACTACCCGGAATAATACTCGTTTCTTCCGTAACAACGGTAACAAAATAACGACATTTTTTTTCATCAAACCAAGGAGAGTCTACATTCTGATCACGCCATGCGGGGGCGATATATCCCTCATTAGGTGTGCACTCGGGACACTTCTTTGGTTCTGGAACAAAAGGAATGTCAGGACAGACATCTGGTACTTTGTTTCCATCTTTATCTTGGTATTTTAAAAACTTCGATTCTTCAGCCATGTTGTTTTCCTATGTACTCAAAACGTTTTGACTAGCAATATAAGTCTTGCCAGCAGTTTTGGGATCTAAATATTTTCCTTTCCATTCCGTCCTTATACGGGCCCGTAATGGATGAATTTTTTGATACGAACTTTCTAGTGTTTGTGTGACAGTAATTCCCATAGCTGTGGGGTAATGAGGGTGCCATATGTTAACTCCGAGTTGAGAATTAAAATGTGTTTGTAAAAACATAAAGTTATCTAAAACTCCTAATATTCGATCAAGAATAGATGAGAATTCATCCAGACATTTAATAAGATTATCTCCTTTTCCTATTCCTTGTAGCATTCCTTTTTCGGATCCCACACCCGAATAGTTGCCGGCATTTAATTCAATTTTTGGAGCGACTGGCAATTTCATACCTTTTGAATTGGTTTCCGGTCCTTCCGAATCATTACTGTCGCGGCCGGTAACAATTCTAATACCTTCACGACCAATAATACGAACACCGTCAGCTTTGATGCCGATACCAGATCTTCCGTATTGAGACTTAATGCCATTCGGCGAAGAAGCTAATCCAAAGTTTTTATCAATGTCTGTAGTTTGACTAATATGAATACGAGCAGCGTCTGCTCGAAAAGAAGGATTTATATAAGATCCTTGTTTGGGACCTTCACCATCATTAACGGAAGCATTTCTTCCAACCACAATATCAATCGAAGCGGCTTTTAGGGCGCCTTTTGGGCCATAGCCGGTACCCATTAGCATGTTGGGGCGATCACGACCAAAAACTATAGTTGCGTCGTTTCCGTGGCCACCACCAAGATACTCTTCAGATGAAGCAGCCAGCAATCTATAGGTTTTCTCTCCCATGGGCATGCCGCACAAAATTCCTAATCTATCAGGAATTGGTGCTGATGAAGATAAAGCGGCGTCCCTCAAGATGCTGTGAGCTTCTTGATCAATTTTAGATAATTTTTTTACATCAAATATTTTGATTGCCATAATTTTCTCTATTGTTAAGTAACCGGACTTTTAGGATCACACTTTTCTATTGCGCCTTCATACGCTGCTTTTAGTTTAAGATGGTAATATTTTTTTTGAGCTATATTACAACAGCCACTGCCATTATAAAGTGTAGCAAAAGGTCGCCAATCACCAGATGCAGCAGCATTTGTTGCGGCTGCCGCGGCGGTAGGTTTTACTTTTTTAAACCACAAAATCATCATTTTATCTCCCATGGTGAGGCCATCGGTTTTAAATTTAGCCCAAAAAGCTTGGGCGCCTGCTTCGGATGTAACGGCGGCTTTAAGAAACGCGTCGTCGGAAAGTCTCATATAAGCTCCCATTACTTGAAAGCTTCCCCAAGATGTAGACATAACTGCAGCTACAGCATCTTGCCCATAAGCTTTTTCAAAATCTGCTTTGCCGCCGGAGCCGGCTTGATAATCAGCACCGTTAGGTTTGGAGCCAGGTGGCCGGCCGCCTTTATATTCGGGCCATTGTTCCCGCAAATCTGGGCGCCCTTTTCCATTCATGTCGCGGTTGCCGGCATAGCCTAAAAACCAGTGGCGCTCAAATCGATAAACTGGGCCTGCGTTCGCGCCTCCTGCTTCTACTTGCATAATAGCTAACGCAACTTTATATTCGATTCCAACAGCTTGAGCCAAAGCTTCAACGCGAGCTTTTGTGGTTTCATTTTTCGGACACAAAGTGCGAGCTTGATAGTTAGGTATCCTTTGGCCCATGGCAGCCAACTGAGCTATTTCCGCAGCTTCGCCTGATGCAGCTTGGGCCCAGTCCATTTTGGTAAGTTTTGTACAGGCCTGGGATTGTACCACTACTTTTGCAGCATCTTCAATGGTTTCCAAACCTTCAAAATAACCAAATTGTTGATTCCATGTTGGGTAATCTGTGCTAGTGGCTAGAGTAACTTTTACTCTGTCACGAGGTTTTGGAGGAACAGCCTTATAAGTAGACTCAAATTGAGTGTAGTTTGCTATAACCTTAGCTGCGGCGTTAGAATCTCCTGTATATGAAGGGTCGCAGACATCTTCGTAAAATGCATTTGGTTTAACATCGATTTCATCTATTTTTTCGATATACCCATAAAATCTAAATCGAGTTTCTTGGGCAATAGATCCCGTATTTGGTGCCGAACTTCCAGTTGGAGCAAGCACTAAAACATCATCTGTGTCTGCGTTTCGAATTGGAGCGGGGGCCACTTTTACTACAGCAGTTTTTGCATTTTTAAAAACGTCTGTATCAACTGATTTTGCTATACTTCTACGGAGAAACGCAATACCTGCTAATGGTCCAGATAAATCAGCTAAATCTATTTTCACTATGTTTCTCCCTGTATCATGTCAAAAAGACTATTTTTATCATCATCGCTTAGCTCTAATGTTTCAGATTGTCCTTTTTGACGCAAAGTAATAATCTTGACCAGTTGTTCGTTAGAA